GCTCCTCCTTTCAATTTCAGCTTCTTCTAGCTCTAGAATAATTGACCTTAAGATATCTAAAGTTCTTTCATCGCTCCTATCCTGCTTATCTATATCGATAGGTATTTTATCTATATAACGAACACCGAAGAAATTCTTTAAACTTCCGTTTTCATTAACATATTTCATTGCAGAATCGTCATATAGATATACACTCCTATAGAGAGGTTCGTCTCCTATGTAAGCAGACAACCTCTCTGTTGGAATCATAATACCTCGATTATGAGGCGAACCTTTAGCTATCTCAATGTAGTTCACAGATTAGCTAAACCATTCCCTGACATAGCTGGAGCAGTAGCTACTTCATCAGATAGTTCTTTTAAGTAACCTTTGCCTTTAAGCCAGTCTATATCGCTTTTAAGCTTTTTCTTATTTTCATCACTTCCTAAATAAACTTTAGGCCATACGACTGTATAAGATTTAGCTCCCATTTTCTTTGGTTGTTCTTTGTAGAAATAAGCTATATATCTATATGTATTTACAGTTTCTGCATCACCATCAGTACCACCTTGATTTAGATAATCTGCTATACTTTCTATTTTAGTTCCATCTGCTTTTTCCCATTGACCATCTGTATTTAATCCAGCTGTGCATGAAATAGCATCAAAGAAAGCATATAATCTTTTTAATACACTTCCTCCTATGATTTTACCATTAGAATCTTTCTCAAAAGAACCTTTGATTTGAAGCTTTCTAGTATAATCACTAAACTCTTGCTTAACTTCTACTTCTAAGTATAAATCAGCCCAATCAAACATACCTGATTTATCCTCATATCCAACTATTGCAAAATTGTTTATACCTAAAAACTTATTGTTTTCAGATGTAAACTCCGTGTTATTTGTTTCGGGTTTAAATATCGCCATTACTTCTTCTCCTTATAGATTAATTTCCAGTTTAACTCGATGTTCTTGCCTCTCAGATGAGGACTTCTACTACCAGCTTCTAAAGCTTCATTTGCTTGAAATGAAACCATAAGCTTACTACTATCATCATCTCTGTAAACATAACCTATAGCATCGCAGTCTGCCATTAACATGTTTTTTAACTTACCTGTTAAATCTAGACTTTCTGGCTCAACTATAGCTTTGCTGTCTACTACGGCTCTCGCCCATTTCCTATGTCCGATGATTATAACATGAGGAAATATTTGTTTCATAGCTTTAATCGTATTAAGCACCTTTTCTCTAACCATTGCAAAGCCTTTGCCAAATGCTAGGTCTTGTATAGCTGATACTTGTTCTGATTCACATACGGCCTTTTCTGCCCATATAGCTATTTTATCTATAGTATCTATAGCTACATACTTATAGTCATGTCCTTTTTGAGCTTCTTCTAATATTTCAAATAACTCTTTTCTACTATTGACTTCTTGTATGTAACCTTCTACCATATTTGC